CGGTAAGCGCATAACCGCCAACAAGCACCACACGCCAGTCTGTAACATAGCCAGGTGCTAATACACTATATGCCTGATAATAATAATCCGTTAGCTTGGTTGTAGAACTTCCACCAACAGCAGAGGTGTACAAACCGCCCTTGTCATTAATATTCTGAATGAGATTGGCACCATATCCATCTAACAATGCCAACTCGCCGGATTTTGTATAATTCGTTTCAACATCATCTGCATAATTCGCATGTTCATTACATAACCATAAATAGCTCGCAAGGTCTGCTTCAACATTTTTCACATTCACGCCATCAAGGAATTGGTAGAGATTTCCGAATATATCTTCAATGCCTCTGTAAGAAACATAATCTCCAATATTTCCGCCCGCTGTGGATTGCCCATTACTGGTCTCGCCGTCTGCATTGGACTTGCCGGTTGCGCCAATACATGTAGCAAAAACCCAGCTTGCAAACTTGGAATTTCCTTCACTTATAGCTGCCTGCATATTAAGCGTTGCAAGCTCAATTATCATCAAGCGAACAACTGCGCTGTAAATTCTATTATCAAGCAGGTGCCAGCCAGTGCCTCTGTTTTCTGCAAGGGTGCGGAAATCAGCTCTATCCTCACTGCTCCACGGCTTCTTGCCGCTTACGGAAGCAAGCACATCATTGGCTATATCCGCTCCACCATTGCCGTCACCATCCACATAATCAGAGGTTCCGTCATCATACATTGTTGCCCCGTATTTACCAATATATCCACCTGTAAATTCATGGTAGCCCTTCACGGGATATGGACTCACCCAAAAGCGGTGCTTTCCGCCCACGTATTCCTGCAGCCACCAGTGCCGTGGAACTCGGATCATCACCTGCCCGTCTGCACCGGTAAGTGTTGCAGCATTGCCATCCTCTTTGTTGGCATGATTTGTGGCACTCAACCTGTACTGCATCTCTTTTGCATCATTAACAACACAGCCAAACATGCCTGCTTGTACAGGCAGCAAGTCATCGGGAACTACCGCGCCTTTTGCTGTTGGAGTGCCTGCTGCATAGCCCGCGATTCTGCCAAGCCGTGTGTAAGTGTCTGCTGATGGATCCCACTCAATACCATAGGCGGGATCAAACACCCTGCTCAATGGCAGTTTGCCAAATTTATTCTGGCTGGTGTCATCGATCAGTAAAAACTGATTAGTAAGATCAAGAGATTCCTCATCATATTCTGATATTTTTTTTGCCATAATAGCTCCTTAATATAGTAATGTAATGTCGCCCGCAGTCAGCGCAGCATCCAAGGTAGTGAGAATGTTTGTGATTAAAAAAGGATATACAATACCTTTATTGAGATACATCGCAACCGGCGTCACGCCATCTTCCTCAAACGTAACATGGTATGATGCCGCAACATTACACGCAATTCCGCGTGTCTCAGCAAAGGCAGCCGTATCTGTACCTCTATCCGCTGCCCTGCAATATGGGTGAACGCTTTGTAATTGTCCAAATTTCATATTTTCTCCTAAAAATTGTCATAATTTTCTCTCGAAATATTTAGATCCGAGAGTATTGAATTATCCGTCAAGCCGGCAGTCTTGGTTTGCATTCCCGAAGGTTTGATCAAGCTGTAATCTATCGGCTTCTGCACATGTACATCAAGCCATAGATTTGCCATTCCTGCCGCATCCGTATGATCGTCTCCTATCTTCTCATCATTTGCCTTATAACGAGGGTACGATCCCTTTGTTTTTTCCTTTCTGATATTGAGCATCTGCCTCTTGAGCTGCCTCATCTGTGCCGCTTCATGCCTGTTGTCTGAAATCGAATAATATGGATAGTAGCAAGTGCCTTTATGAATTCCCTGCTGAAGTGAATCATAATAAAAATGTTTGTTTTTGTCCGTATTCCACAACGGAGTAATGAACCAGTGATCCCAGCTCGATGGCTTATTGTCGGGAAACTCTTCCCTGTTCAGATCAGTAAGCCCTTCCCTCCAGCAAATATCGTTCAAGGATGAAATAAAATTCTGTTTGAGAGCATCACCGTATCCGCCAAGAGGTCTGTAAAATGCAATGATCTCAACTATCTCCTTCAAAAGCTGCGAGTCATCATAATCCGAAGCCCAGGTAAAGCTGTTCAGCCATCTCCTGTAATTGCCAAAATGCTCATAAACCTGCAATGAATATTTCGAGCTTGTTTCTGTCTGCCCTGCATGTCCGCAGTCAAATCCAATCGATACAATGCCGTCAGAAACATATCTTCCATCTTTTATAAATGGCACTCCTTCGAGATTCCATTTCTGTGCCTTCTTCATCACAGCTAAAAGATATTTAGAGTGTATAAAATTTGTTGATTCCGTAAATTTTAGATAGAGAGAACGCTGCACTTCATCCGGTGTCATTTGTTGCTTTTGCAGCTCAACCATATCAGGATCGAGCACACCGGCTGCAAGCATAATATCCACATCCATCAATGTACCTTCTGGAATGCCAAGCAAGTTATTCGGCTGTGCCCTCATCAGGTTGCGATAAATATTCAAATATTTTTCTTCAGTAACCAGCTTATAGATATTTTCCTGCCCCATAATAGTGCCATCCACACGAATACGTGTTGGCAATCCATTCTGGTTTATGGAACCGAGTCGTCTCGGCATCTTATTTGCAAAATCTTCCCAATCCCAAAGATCCAATTCCATCACATCCGCAATGCTGGTTTCGTGTCCTTCCATCTTGCCGGCAACTGTCATTATTTTGCAATTGCTCTGGTTGACAAATTCATATCGTATGGATGATAACTGATTCTTGCCGGATTTTACCCTTATAAAATTATTGAGAAGTGTCGAATTTGAAATAAAATTATACTGATAGTCGTATGCTTCCTTACCAATGCTGAATTTCGGTGTATAAATTGTAAGATTTTCTTTTTCGTTAATTGCACACTCATACAAATTGATCCCGTTTTTCCCAAAACTTTTCGCAGCACGTGGTGGCTTTACTTCGAGTGTGTATGTATTATGAAAATAATCATCCGCCTGCATAAGCTGAGTAGGAAAGAGATCGACATTGCAAGCATGTTTCATAAAAAGTGCATAAGCAGCATATCGCTCATCCACATTATCTGTCTTGAATTTTTGAAGCTCCTGCTCCGCAACATTCGCAATCTTAACAGATGTCAAACTCATAAGCAACACCAAAACAATAATTGTCATTCTGGAGCGTAGCGAAGAATCTCCCAAATATCTGATTAATCTTTTTTTCACTTTTCACTCTTCTCTTCTCGCTCCACGCTCTTCGCTCCACGCTTCTCGAACGGATTATCTTCAGGTCCAACCTCAACTGCTTTTTCCACAATCTCTGCCTCGTGATCTTCCTCTTGTTTATCTTCAGAAACAACCTTCATCTTTGCCCGTGCCTGATCCATCTTATAAGCCAGCAATCCAATAAAATCATTTGGATCGCCCTTGAATTCCATTGTGCCTTCAGGATGCTCTGCACCATCCGGCTGCGATTTCGGATTCATCTGCTGCTGATCGCTGGTAAATCCCGCAATCGGCATGAACTTGCCTATTTGGTCGAGCATAGGATGTGCTTTCTTCAAAATACCAAACCTGCTTGGCTCGGAAATCTGAAGACCTTCTTGTATGACCTCCTGATACATTTTCTCAAGAAGTACATGGATTCTTCCCTGTGCTATGCCAGCGAATTGCTTCAAGGCATTTGCATCTCCATCCTCGTATGCAGCAGCGTATTGAACGATAAGATTGAGCTGGTGAGGACAGTGCCTCAGCAATTTTTGCTTACAAAGTTTAGCGTGTTCACAAGTATCCTCATAAACCGGATCGCCTTGATCTGTTACCTCATCTGTTTTCTGCCTGCATTCAGGGTATTTGCCATAAAGAGCGGGTGCAAGATAACTTGAGCGGGTACTGAACATCCCTGTCTTGAACGCATTCTGAGAGGATCGTGCTTTTCCCTCCTCTGTGCGAGGTCCTGTACATTTCGGCTTCGCACCTAATATCTGAGCTACGCAATGATGATTGTTTGCTGTTAGTTCCCCACATTTTGGGCATTCAGACTCGTAAGGATATTTGTCATTCGTAGGTTTTTTTTGCTCCTCATATTGGTCGGTCAACCAATAATATTGGCAGCGCTTGCACCAAAAATGACGCTCTTGTTTTTTCTGCTCTTTATTCGCTTTCATAATCTTGATTGAAAAAGTGCCATTACGTTTATGCTTGTCAAGTTATTGATATAAAGTAAGTTACAGAATTCCCTCAAAAAAAATCGTTCCACCTTTGAACAGTTTTGTGGAACTCATTTTGTCCCCATTTTATAGGCATCTACATTTTTTTTTAGCCCTTAGTTCCACCTTTGAACAGTTTCACGGAATAAAATATTTTTTTATTTTTTATTTTCCCTCTTCATTTTTTCCATTCATATTCTCAGCACTCTTTGCGTGAACTCTTTCTTCATTTTTAATTTTCCTCCTGTCAGAAATGAATCTTAATTTGCTTCTTCAAACCAAGATATTTTTTCACTGACACCCCCTGAATCCACCATTCAAATACATCTTCAGCATTTTCAAAATCAAGATATAATCCTTTGTCAATAAGTTTCTGAATACTCCACAAATATGCTTTCTTATAATTCGGAAACATTGTAAATTCTTTCACTAAATTTTTATATCCGGTCATCGGACATCCAATACAACCAATCCTGCTAAATCCCTTATCATACAATTCACAATAGGGTAATTTGTGATATTTTATATATTCCCATATTTGACGTGTTGACCATTTAAAAATAGGATTAAACATTATATGCTCATCGAAAAATTCAACTTCCGCTCTGTTATTTTTTCTATTGATGCTTTCTTCTGCTCGAATTCCGGTTGCCACAACTTCCCATTTATTAGCATAATGCTTTAGATGCTCACAGCACCATCTTGCATCCCTTCGTGGAAGATCTCTTTTTATAATACCCTGAAACATTGTTTCTTTTGGATACATCCAAATCGTATCTGGATAATATTTCTTCAGAAAATCTCTAATCTGTGGTGGGTCAACCGTTGTGAAATTAAATATTGACTTGAACTTTACGCCCGATCTTCTCATTAAATGTTCAAGCACAATGCTATCCTTACCACCAGAATTGCCAACAAAATATCCTTTTTTCGGTTCAAAAGATTTTATGAATTTTATTGATCTTTCTTCCCGAGTCATATAGCAACCCTCTCTTCGCGCCTCTTCACCAAGTCGCCCTTTCGCCTCTTCGCCCCCTCGCCCCTTCGCCTCCTCTCTTTTCGATTAAAAAAGGGCAGTCGGAAGCACGTCTATAATATCCATGAAGGACTAACTTATTTGCTGAATCAATGTTAATGTTATTTTTTATTTTATTCTTACACATCACCAACCGCCCTATTTATAAAATCTGTCGCCCCTTCGCTCTTCGCTCTTCGCTCCACGCTCCTCGCTCCTCGCTTCACGATCTCACCACTGCCGTCAGCACGATCCTCTCCAGCCCCCAGCCCGGCTTACCATATTTCTCTAATAACATCTCCTCCCCACTCTCACTCGTTCCCAATCCCCCGCCATTTCTCGTTCCCAAGCCCCTGCTTGGGAACGTCTGCAGCGGATCCAGTATCACATAGTCATCACCCTTTTGCTCCGTAACAAGCACCCAATGCCCTGCCATATAATCAATTTTCACGATTGTAGGAAGCATCAGCGTAATATCCGAAATCGGTGCAGGCACATCCTTGCACAATATCAATCCACCAAAAAGAAACTCCCCGAAAAGATATGATATTGTGGAATGCACGATCTTATTGCAATCCATATACCCGCCGAATCTCTTCAATAAATAATTCAACTGCAACGGATTCCACTCGATACCCGTGAGATATTGTGCCAGCATACAATAGCATGTAAGCAAGCACCCCACTTCACCGATAGTCTCATTCCCGCAACCCGCAACCCGCAACCCGCAACCCGCAACCCGCAACCCGCAACTCGCATTCTTCCATCTTTCATCATACTGACTTAATCCCTTGATCTTATTTGGCATACTGCCTCCTATCTGTTTCTCCCAGAATTTCACGCAGAGACCTCCAAGAATCTCGCTGAGACCGCTGAGAAAATAAAGAAATTTCATTTTAAATTTTCTTCGTTTTATTCTCCCGACATTCCCAAGCAGGGGCTTGGGAACGAGAGTGTGTGGGGGCTTGGGAACGAGAGATATTGTTTTTAATTTTATATTTTCCATTTTAAATTTTTTATTTTCTTCCTCTGCGTCCTTCCTGTCACGCCGTAATGAAATGAAGGCGGATGCGTGAACTCTCTTCGCTCCACGCTCCTCATATCCTCTCAAACCTCATGCTTTCCTTGATCCATCGCATCTTAACCCTGCCGGTCGGTCCGTTACGATTTTTTGCCACATCCACGTCTGCGATTCCCGGCTCTTCGGATTCCTCATTAGTATAATACTCATCCCTATAGAGCAGAAACACCACATCAGCATCTTGCTCGATAGCACCGGACTCACGCAGGTCGGACAAAAGCGGATGTTTATCCTTTCTCAGCTCGGGACCTCTCGAAAGCTGGGAAATCGCAATAATAGGAATATCCAGCTCCTTTGCCAGCATCTTGATAGAGCGTGAAATCTCTGTGATCTCCTGCTGCCGAGACTGACGATATACATTCGGAAGAAGCAACTGCATATAATCGATAAAAAGCATATCCACACCATACTCATACTTCAATCTACGTGCCCTGGATCGCACATCCATCATACTCGTATTGCCGTTATCATCCACGTGGAAATTCGCTCCGGAAAGATGTTCTGCCGTTTTGGATATCATAAGCGAATCCGCCGGCTGCAAACTGTATCCGCACATCATTTTGAACATACTCACGCCGGATCCCACTGCGAGCATTCTCAGGTTGATCGTATCCTTTTTCATCTCCAGCGAGAACATCCCCACGCATTTGCCGGATTTCACAGTTGCATTATAAGCAATATTCACAGCAAGTGCGGTTTTCCCGATACTCGGACGTGCAGCTATCACATAATAATCGCCATCGGTGAATCCGCCGGTCATCTTATCGAGTTCATGATACCCGCTCGGTATGCCGATGATCATGGTTTTCCGCTTCGCCACCTCATCCATACGCTTGAGTGTGTGAGATAGCGTTTGCCCTATGCTGCGGAATCCATATCCCGTCCTCGTAATGTCCTCTGTAACCTCGAATATATTTTTCTCTGCTTCCTCGATAATGAACTTGCTATCGAGCACATCGTCATAGCATTGTGCTTCGATCCCGCCCGCTGTTGTAATGAGCTTGCGTAGCACTGCCTTTTCGGTTACGATAGTTGCATGGCTCTCGATACTTGCTGCGGAACTCACCACATCCTGGATTTCTGTAAGATACGCAATCCCTCCCACTTTTTCATAGTTGCCCTGCCGTTTCAGCTCATGAATTAGTGTGATCAGATCGATTTCGTTTCCCTGATCGAAAACCGAGCAAATAGCACGGAATATGAATTTGTGAGCGGACTTATAGAAATACTCCTCCCGTACCAGCTCAATTCCACGAGCCACAGCCCAATCTTCCAGCAACATAGCACCGAGTACAGCCCCCTCGGCATTCACGTTATGTGGTGGTATTTTGATGTCAGTTTCCATGTATAATCCTTACAAGATTTTCTATAGCTTTCGTTATATAAGTGGCTTGTTCTTTTACATCAGCCGCTATCATCTTTATTTTTAAGTCTGGATTCTTAGCTTCCTGTATTTCTTTTCTAATTCCCCATAATCCCTTTTGTTTTAGTTTTGTTTTGTCTATTCCAAATTCATCCAATAAAAATTTTTCAATATCTTTAAATAGACCTATTTCACGTTTTAATCTTCCGTTCTCTGCAATATGATAATTTACAACATCTCTGATTTTTTTACTGACCTTTTTTCCAAGTTCCACATCCTCTTCATTTTGGGATATTAATAATCTCCAATAATATAAACGATCTATTCCCTGCTCTTCTCTAATATCTGCCCTGCATATTAGTATGTAATATAGCAATTTTTTTGGAACTTCAATATCTCTATATGTTGCTTTTTTCTTTGTATATAAGGTTTTACAATTCTTTGATGTCTCAATTAATCCTTTCTCGGGCGGAAGCTCATTCTTGTTTATAATTCCAGTTGGGGCAACAAAATAAAATTGATTACAATATTTCAAATATTCATTATGTTTTGTGTCGTTCAAAAAGTCGCCCCTGCTCACTTTTATTTCATAGGCGGTTGTTATGTTTTTTGACCATGATCTTTTCATTGACCATGCATCCATCACATAATATTGTTTAACGCCCCATGTAGCTCCGGTTTTGCATTTTGGTATAAATAGATCCTCAGAATGTCTTTGTCTTAATAATTCCAAAATGTCCCCTTCGGTTACTTTTATTTTGATATCAGTTTTCATTGATTTTTATTCCTTTTTGTGATGGTTCCTCCCCCTGCTACAATATAAGATTTAATTTGCTTTTCAATAGCCACTGAAATTTGGTGCTCCTTTTTAGTAACACCACAAAATCCTTTTTCCGGCTTATTGCACATATATTTCGGGGTTTCGTTGTAACATGAAATATTTATTCCATGATGATCCCCTTCAGTTCTTTCTTGAATTATGATCGATATTACTTTCATTTTTCTCCTTATTTTTCATTATAAAATTCTCTTTCTTTTTTTCGTGTCTTTTCGTGCATTTCGTGGTTGCCTTTTCTTCACTTCCTCGGAAAAAACTTCCCGCTTACATCCAGTAACAAACGCTTTTTTCACACCAATCGGTGCATCGATCTCAATATGCTGGATCATGTACCCTGTACGCTCATACAGATCGGAAACCACCTGCTCTATGGTACCTTCCGCCTGCTTTTTTAACAGAATAAACTCATCGATTGTTATCTTTAGCATACTTGCTCCTTTTTGTTTTCATGTTATACATCAGTTCGCAACGGCTGACCTAAATTTGTTTTAATAATGGTCTTGGCTAATTTTCCAATTCTTTGATAAAATTTTTCCCTTCTTTCTAAAGCATCTTCTAATATCTTACCACCTTGATATTGGTGATACCCTGAAATATCACAATCATTAGATGGCACACTCTGAAGAATGCAGTATATCAAAAATGCCTCATCTTTTAATGTGTCCACATTCAGTTCTATTCCTTCAATATATTCTAATTCACTCTCACACCATGTCATAAATTCATTTAGTGGCTTGCCACATTGACTGCATGTTTCAATACATTCATGGTCGCCATCGTTGTCATACCAACATTCTTCAACGTGGGTTTTTTTGCCATAGTCTTTACGAATATCTGCTTTCGATTGCTTAATACATTTTTCGTTATCACAACAATCATACTCACTTGAGACACCTTCTCCCCTAACTTGAAAATATACTGTCATTTGTGATATTTCTTTATGAGAAAATGGCTCAATTTTTTCCATTGCTCCTGTTATCAATTTGTCGAAATTTTCAGTAAAATATGGCAAGTAACATATACCATAATTTTCCATATAAGCATCTTTTAACGCTTTCATACATACTCCTTTTTCATAGCGATTCCCCAAATAATTGCTTTTGAGAAAGAGACTCCTGCCGGTGAAATAATCGTTCCCTTTTTATTTCGGAGGTTCCAAAGGTACATTTCTCGTTACCAAGCCCCAGCTTGGTAACGCCCCACGCAGCAGGAGTGTTCTTGCTTTTATATAAAACAGACAGCCGAGCCAGCTCGTATTTCTGATCACGAACCTTGCCGGACACATGCCCGTATAATTTTTTAAGTATCTTATTAAAATTCTTCTTACGAGGAACGATCTGTAGCAGGTCGATCAATATCTTTTCTAACTTCTCGGGGGGAAGAGGATAATTCTGTCCGAGCTTTCTTCTTCTCGGATAACGACTGATCATCTCATACACAACCCGAAGCTCACCAAAATGATAATTACAAATCTCTTTTTTCATTTATGACCTTTCACGCAGAGTCCGCAAAGAAAAACCGCAGAGGAAGATGAGAAAATTAATATTATATTTTTTTTTCTTCATTTTAAAATTTTCTTTTCTTTTTCGCCTGTCACTCCGTAATGCAATGAAGGCGGATGCGTGAACTCTTCTCCCACTTCTTCAATCCAGTTCAATGCCTCTTTTTTGTGTGTGAAAAATTTGATCTTCAGGGGGTGCTTCTTCTCGTCATGAATCTCACCTTGAGGCACAATCGCATACTCAACTTCGTATTTCTGCAACACCGGATTCGGCTTAATGCTCGGTCCTCGGATGATGACTACCCTGCATTTATTTTCGTTCACATGTATCCTTTCCATGCCTTCTTCGTATTTTTGTGTCCATCCTGCATTTAGCTTATCTGCCATTATTTCGATTCTCCAATAACAATTATTTCTGATGAGATCCCCGCTTTTTTCATTCTCCTCTTCACCCTTTTTGCATTCGACATTGATAATCTACATGCATTTTTCGGATCGCCACTAACCTCTGGACTATGACTATTCAGCACAAATCTCATAAAATATCTATCACCGCTTTTAATCACACAAACTTTCATTTTTTCTCCTTCAGTTTATGGTCGGTTCTGCGCATTGGCTTGTAATAATCGCCCAGGAATACAAACCTGATCCTGTCGAAAAATCCCATGTTTGACAAAAGCTGTTGCACATATTTCTTCACGATCGTGCGCTCATATTTAACTATTTTTTCATTCATTTTACCTCACTCTCCAATAAGCTCAAAAACATGACAATTGATATAATATACAAGTTGGAATGAACCTATATATTTTATTTCTTTTGCTTTATCACAGTCAATTTCACCATTATCAGGAATAACGTAAAATCGTCTTTTTTCTACTGCATTGCTTGGAGTATATGAAACGCAAATACAAGGTCCTCCGTCAATGCGTACTTGAACTGTTAATATTTCCGCACCAACTGGCATAAAAAACTCTTGCTCTCCATTCCCCTGCAAATAAAAAACCTTAACAAACTTCTTCATTTTTATTCTCCTGTTTTTTTTTCTTCATTACAAAATTTTCTTACTCTGCGTGCTCCGCGTGAACCCTTATCTTCATTATAAAATTCTCTTTTCTTTTTCATGTCTTTTCGTGTTTTTCGTGGTTAAATTCATTTCGTTCCCTTCATCGCCCTGGCAAACCCCGATATACTCGTCCTCGTATATCTGTATGGATTATGAATAAGCGAATCCTTACGTACAATATCCGCAAGATGAACATATTTCATAGTTGACTCTAATTTTGCATGTCCCAGTCGGCATCGCAAAACCTCCAAATTTATATTATTTACAACACAATATGTCGCATAAGTATGCCGGAAAGTATGCACGTGGATATTTTTCTCAATACCTGCCTTTTCCACCACATCCTTTACCAGCTTCTGTACCGTTGAGATTGAAAGTGCTATGCCTGTGCCGGAATCCCCAAACTCTTTTGGCTGAAACAAGGGTGCATCCAAATGCCATTGCTTCACCAACTTGATCATCTGCCAATACATGGTCCAGTTCTCAGCAATAATAAGCCGATCCTTGACTTCGCAAAAAGGAAAACTCCGCTGTCTGTAGGATTTTGTGTTTCCCAAAATATTAATCTGAAACCTATTATTATTCTCATCAAATACGATATTGCCGACCTTGAGCTGCACCAACTCCCCGATGCGAATGCCCGTATCTGCAAGCAATGCCAGTATAGCCCTATTGCGGATACTAACCCAATTACTATCTCCGCAAGCGAACATCATTTTTTGAAACTCCTCCGGCGAAAATATATCCGGCGCAGTGTATTCTTCATGCCCGACCCTGAGTTCTTGGGATGGATCCTCCTTGCCGAATTTCTTGGAATACCAGCGGAAAAACGACTTGATCGCAGTCTGCTCGAGACGGATCGTATTCAGTTTTTTGTAAGGACGTATTTCAAGAAAATATGTTTGAAGCTCATCCTCTGTTACATCCTGAACCGGCTTATTGAATCTCCGCTCCAGCAATACCAACCTGCTGGAATAATTCTTCGCAGTCGCCCCGGACAATGACTTCAATCCAATCAAGTAATTCTTGAACTGCACTATATGATCATTCATACGCTCTCCAATAATTTTATTCCTCGCCCCTTCGCCTTTTCACTCCTCGCTCTTCGCTCTTCGCTTTTCATTTTACTCGCTCCACCAATCCAATATCTTCTGTAGCTTCTCCATGCTATACCCGGCTACAACTTCATGTGTTACGCCCAGTGGATTCTGCTCAAGCAAAAATGTTATCGGTGAAGCCATCTCTGTTGTGAGATTTAAAAGATGCTCTGCGTTCAAGCTATTCTCGTCATAGGAATCAAAGGGTATCTCTCTTTTGCTGAGTTCGTACTTTAGCATCCTGCATGGCACACATCCTTCGCTTGTAATAATTGCAATTCGTTTCATACTCATTCCTCCAAGAACCTTTTTAAATCTTTAAGATCACAAACCATCTGATAAATTAAATTCTTTTTATCTTCAAACACTTTAAGTTCAATATTAAATCCCAATCTCTCGGCATTAAGAATTTGATAGCGTATATCTGTTTTTAAAAGATCATATTCCCTTATCAACAAATCTAATTTTTCAATTAATTCTTCCATTTTTATCCTTCTATTTTCTTTTTTGCTATATAATCTTCCAACAATCCCTGCACCCGCTCATGTATTTCTTTCAATATTTGTTCTTCACTTTCATCATTTTGTTTTCTCCCTGTCACGCCGTAATGAAATGAAGGCGGATGCGTGAACTCTTGAAAAAAGGCGCACCGGTGAAAGGAGGAGCGGCTGAAAAACCCATTGGAGGGAAAAAGACCGCAAAAACCAATGCGCCTAATAATAAAAAATGAGTACTTCTCATTCCCAAACTCCGATTTGGGAATGCTCTCTCTGTTATTTTTTATTAAAATCATAACCGTTTTTTTATCAGTGGTATCTCTCTTGTAATAAAACCCGGAAACATCCATTCCGCAAGTACCATTGTAGTCATCAAAGGAAAAATTAAATATGAAAAAACAAGAAGTCCTCTAAAATCTAAATCTGTAAAAAACTCATCCAGCATTTCAATGATTTTCATTTTTTGTTCTCCTCTCTTGGTTTGTATTCATCATCATCAAAATATCTCGGTGCATTCCTGCCGAGAAAAAGTAGAAGTAGGATAGAAAAAAATCCTGCAACCCAAGCCCACAAAAGGGCATACCATCCCCATCCAATTATGAGGAAAAGTAACAATGCGAATATAAATACAAATATTCCTGCCAAACTTGCTATTATTGCCATATTAGTCTCCTATCTTCTCGTTCCCAAACTCCGATTTGGGAACGCTATTTTATTTTTTTAAAATTATCTTCCTCTGCGTGTTCTGCGAGATTCTTTGCGATCTCCGTGTGAACTCTTTTATTCCTCATCAAACAACCCTCTCTGTCCGCCCCAGATCTCACCGATCAGACCATCAACAATATGCTTTGCTTTCTGATGAATAAGCCAGCAATCCTTCCGTTTGATGAATCTGCGCTGCTGTGCTGGGACCTGTTCTTTTAATTTTTTTATGAATTTCTTTCCACATCCCTTTTCTGGTCTATTCCAATCCCCCGGCATAATCCGTAATTCATACCAATATTCCTTTTCTGCCTGTCGGAATATCATGTTTGCCCCTTTTTGAATTCATCCCAGGAAATAAATAAATTCAGAAACTCATAATATTTTTCCGGATCATTCTTTTTTAGTTCTTCTCTTTCTCTTTCTTCTTGCTCGACAGTATCCAGCATTTTTTTACGATTCTCGTTTTCCTTAATGATCTTCCGTGCAAATTTCCGAGACTTCTTATCTATCTTCGGATTGAAATTTTTCAAACATGTATAAAAATACCTCGATGGATTGTTGATATTTCCCTTTGATCGAATAATGTTATTTATAGATTTTGCCTTTTCGAGATAAAGCACAGCAACTTCTTCGTCTTTGATCAAAGAAAAAATCTCATCGGTCGTCTCCTCATCAAAATTCCACTTAGAAATCAGCGATTTCAACTGGGTAATATATATATTATTATTAATATTCTGTATATCATTGATGATATCATCATATCCTTCTTTTAATTCTTTCTTAAATAATGGATGAGGTGTCCCAGCATTGTCCCAGCATTGTCCCAGCATTGTCCCAGCATTGTCCCGCCGAATCTGGTAATCATCGTACTTGACGACGGTTAGCATGACCTGTTTTTTGACGTTTTCTCGCAAAATCGTGGAATCAAATTCCATTTTGCGGAAGTATCGGTCAACACTGTTTCTATGCCACCCCCATCTTGTCGCCCAATCACGTAAGGATCGGTAAACCTGCCCTCTTTTGATTAAAACTATGTCATTTCCCACTTCAATTTCACGATCTTCAAATTCTGCTTCCATTATCAGATCCAAAAAGGCATGTAAATTCGAGTAAGGTTTGCGTCCCCACTTCCAATTTTCACGAATAGATCGAAAAGCAAGGATAAATCCGGTTTTTTTGTTCTCAATTATTTTTCTTGACATACAGAATTACATTCTCCACATGGTTGTTTTATGAAAACAGATCATTTTTTCTTGAGTGTAAGAGCACCCAGTCGTCGCCCAAGTTCAAATGCTTTGATAATATCTGTCGCCACTTTAGTATCCCAATACTTTTTCAGTAGCATTTCATATTCTTTACTACATTCCTTTGCAGTATTTTCAATTTTCTTTACAGCCATCGAGTCTCCTTATCGAATATTTTATTTAGATAATCTTTATTATGTAAACAAAGCTCGGCTTCCTGCTTTGATTTATCATTTTATGCCCTATAATACAAAAAGAGCCACATTTTCCACACAGGGAAATATGACTCTTTTATATAGTTTATGCCCTATTTGCAGGGCTATTCCAACCTATTAGCTTTTAAGTGACGATATCTACATTATCAGACATTGCTAATATTCCTAAAAAAAGGAAGGAACTATAACCAAAAGACACATCTTCCTGTGTGTTTAACACTTATGCGATTTTACAGAATTTATTAAAAAAACAGAACTTACCAAAAATGTTCCAAAAAATGACTTTACTTTCATTTTACACATACCTTCGTACAAAATTTTTTTCGACTGAACGCTCTCCAATAATGATTGTAGGATAACTTGTTTCGCTCGGTTTGCCAATGTACAAGAGGAGTAATCCATTTCATACCCCGCTTCATTAAGGTGATATGAAGATCATCTATATCCAAATGTCCGACTTCCATATTCCCAAATCTTTCCGATCGGATTTTGTTCCTTAATGATTTTAGTGTATAAATTTGCCTGCCACGATAAGAATAATCTTCAGCTATTTCCTTTAGCCCGATAAACTTATCCTGGCAAAATTGTGAGAGCAGTTCGTTGAGTTTGAAAAGGATGCTGCGCATCATTATTTCATAGCTTTCAAATCTTTTATTTAACATTTTTTTTAGCTCAGAAAATTTAACCGAATCCGAATCTATGAATGATTTGTAGTCAAGATATTTTTTCGTAATAAGTCCGGAAAGTACAGTTTTTCCTTCCAAGAAATCTTGCAATTTCTCAATATCTGTGGTCTCATCCGTCCATTTATGTGCTGAGATTTTGCCCTCCTGCATATCCTTCAACACCTCGGATTTATCATAGTAACTCCACAGATCAGACAGATAAACAACTGTCCCCGAGATATCAAAATCCCCCTGTTCGTTTCTGATGATCATGGCTTCTCCTTTTTTAATGCGGTTACTTCAACATCCTGTTCCTTGATCATAATAGATATTTCCTTTCCATCTTTATTTCACGTAAAGAATCTCGCAGAGCACGCAGAGGAAGGACACAGAGATCGCAGAGAAATTTAATTTTATATTTGTTCATTTTTATTTTCTCTTCTTCCTCTGCGGTCTTTCTTTGAGATCTCTGCGTGAACTCTTTTCTCCATTATTTTATCCCAGCAATCCCGAAATCCGCACCAAGCCCAAAACCCACCTGGAACGGATAGGTCGAAAGCGAGAATGCACATATCATAAACCGAGAAACCTTAAAATTAATTGAAAGATATGGGCTGATCCCCCACTCATCTTTCTCGATAACATAATAAGATCCCCCATCGCCGAGGATACCGGTGAGGTCCATGTAATTTCTGTATGTAATCTGCTGTGCTATTCCCATACCTAAGCATAATAATGTCGAGGGCGACATCGCAAGCGACACTCCTACTGCATAGAGGATACTATGCTTATCATCTCCCCTATACCAGTCGCCATATATTTCCTCAGCAATATAAGGAGTGATGCTTCCATATACACACTCTTCAGCCGGGCTACCAAGATGGCTTTGAACATGAAAGAAAATACCCGGCTTATGGGCGACACTTCGGATGAATTGAATGCCAAGATCAGAATTTGTTGTGAACTCAAAAGCGACAATATGATTTGTTTCCTCTATAAAATTGAGCTTTCTCTCCTTACGCCCCCAGCCATTTAAAAAGGAACATACTAATAATAATATTATAATAATAAATATACTTTTTTTCATCCAACCCCCTTTAATTTTTTAAAGTCAAGAGAATATTTATTATAATCTACAAAAGAAATATAGATATCAATAAAAGGTTCATCTTTATAATATAGTTTCAGTTTCCAAAAACCTTTCTTTTCTGCAGGATGATAAGAAGTGCTATCATTTACAGTTATTTCATGACTTAATATTATGGGTTCATACATTAATTTTTCCAAAGCATTTTCTGCAACATACATTAAAAATTCTTGATAATTTATTCCCATCATTCCTCCTTATACAATTCGTGATATAAATTAACGATTGTACGCAAACCCTCAAGCTGTTCATCCGGCAATTTATAACTATAATCGTCCTTTTTACCATAAAATTTTACAAAAATAACATCAGATTTTAAGACTTCATACAAATTCAGATAATCCTTTTTCTCAAGAAAAGTACGATAAGATTCTTCAGGTCCAAAATGATACCGGGATTCCTTTTCCTTTTCAATATCTTCATAATAAATAGAGAAACAAGCATCTCTCGATTTCAATTCAACATAAGTGTATTCGATTTTATCAATATTACTTTCGTTGGGATCATATTCCGTTAAAAATGAAAAATGAAAACTTGCTGTAAGATCACAGGCAACCTTGAACTTTGCCCCATTATCATAATCGTATGACATATCTGCATTAGCCGTATAATATTTATAATTACCACGTTCATCTGATATTTCAACATTATATGACTTGGTCTCGACAGAATCCGCTGCTGTCAGATTAATTCTTTGAAGGTTGTGCTGAATTAGTAAAAATACCCATACTATGAACATAATTATCGATAAGGCAATAAAACATCTTATCAAAATTTTACTATTCATTGATCCACCTCTTTCCTTTCTTTTCTGAGGACCTCTTGCCCGTTTTTGCATTTCCATAAATTCTTCTTGATGCTTATCAGCCCAATCTTTAAAATCCTCATTTATGTTTTTATTCTTTTCTTCCTCTGCGTATTTCTCTGCGTTCTTTGCGTGAGGTCTTCCTTTTTCAACTTCCTTTTTCATCTGCAACGATATTTAAAATTATTTGTTGTAAATAAAACTTTCTTCTCCAATAAAAGAATATATACCTCAACCCGAATTTTTTCTTTGCCAAACTTATTATTTTATTTATTGGTATGTGTATTCCAAAATCTTTTACGTGGCGCATTTCTCCACATAAGGCATCGGCTATATCCTGGAATATATTTTCTTCATGGTTATGAAGAAAAAGATCACTATTTTTTATATCAGAAGCCATTTTTTCCATTTCCTCGGCGATGGCGATAGCTTCTTTTTTGCTCATACCAAAAAAAATAAGATTGTCAATTTTCATACTATTTTCTCCCAACACCAGCCATTTAAAAAGGAATATACTAATAATAATATTATAATAATAAATATACTTTTTTTCATTATTCAATATTTATATTAATTTTTTTAAAGCCGGACATCATATTTCTATCACTTATAAAAATATGAGAATTGTCGAGTAACTCATTGTCGGTTATTTCGCCATTAATAAATTTAGCGCAATCAATTTTTGACACAATAAGGCATAATGCTTCACCCTTCAAACTTAAATTGTAATCATCAAGAAAATCCTTACTCCCATAAGAAACAATAATTCCGAACTGATCGATATCTGTATCTTTTAATCCTCTATTGAAGTCGTTAAGCTCAGGCAAGATAGTTGAATTCAAAATATCAGACGCCCTACTTCTCGATGTAGTTCTAAGGGTATTATATACTTTGTCAGTCGCAACATCTGTTATTAGCAGGCACGGCTTGCCTGAAAATTCAGCAACACGTATCGGTATCTGTCCATCACGATATATAAACATTCCAAGACTATTCCCGATCATACCAAATTGCTTAAATAAAGATGATATTATTTCATGGTGTTCTTTTATAAATCGAAATTCTTTTATTTGACCAATTATCTCATTACTATCGGGTTCATCCGTAAGCCATACATTAAAATCATATAGCAATTGTGATTTCATTTTATATGGGTATTTGTCTGAGGACGATCCAATACTTAACCCCCAATATAATTTTATAGAAGATTCACCTTTTAAAACTCCCATAATTTGCATAAATCCAGTATTTATTTCTTCAGCATACATATAAAAATGTAAAAAGGTTAGAAATATAATTAAAATAAATATACTTTTTTTCATTCTCTTTTTCATCATTTCTCCTCTTTCTTTTTCGTGTCTTTTCGTGCATTTCGTGGTTGCATTTCTTCCATTGGTTGCCTCCTAATAACTATTAAATTGTTGCTCTAATTTTATGCCAATATCTCTCGTCCATTCCTGGTTGGTATTGGTATAAATATCGGTGGACTTAATGGACGTATGTCTTAGAATGTTTTGGACCTCTTCTTTGGAGAACCCGAGCTTTATTGCTTCGGTGCCAACGAGATGCCGGAAATTGTGAGGATATATCTTATCGCTCAAGCCAGCGAGATCCCGGTACTTGCGAACAATTTTACGGAATCCTGCTGTAGTATATGGCTTCCCGATCCTGCTCTCGAACAGCCAAATATTATTGGATACATCTTTCATATATCTCTTCAGGTCCCGTGCCAGTTTTGGTGGGATTGCAACGAATCTGTCATATCCGCCTTTCCCGTGTATGAGTATCTTTTCCATCCCTGCTTCATTTAGATCAACTTCATTCATCCGGATATTACACATCTCGAAATTACGAAGTCCGGTGAACCACAACAGCTTGATCATCAGCTCATGTTTGAGAGGTGCACCTGCGAGCACATCTAAAAATTTTGAAAGTTCTTCATGAGTAGGAAGAACGTGAAATTGTTTGCGCCTTTTCGGCGCAGTTAATCCGGTCACCTTCCGAGACAGCCGGTTAACTTCGTTAAACTCATCATAACTAAGATCATTATTCCTGATAATTCTGGAAATCTCTTTTACGAGCTTATTCAGTTTCTCCTTGTTCATCTTGATCCTCTCTTTCTAATCGGTTACTTTCTTGTATGATCAACGCATCCAATCCCAATTTCATAATGTTTACTATAGCTTCACCTTCAAGGCGAGGATGTATCTTTTCCGGATGGTCAACCAAGTCCTTATAATAAGGATTCAGGTTTAAATGAACCTTTTTAAGATTCTCTGTTTTTTGTTTATTTCTCATATGGTGTCAAAGAGGATGACCTAATAATAACCTGTCAAGTTTTTATTAAAAAATAAAAAATCCCCCACCAAAAGGCAGGGGATGTAACCGCACTAAATCAAACGGGAGAACACCCGATGTTTAGTATGGCTACTATGCTAAAAAATAAAAAACATGTCAATTTTTTTAAAATTTGCTTTTATTGAAATTCATACTCTGTGGCGATATCAGGGTGGGGGGATATATATGAAGGGGTGCATATGTTTACAGCCCCCCTACCGGTACTGGCAGCACTCCGCTTGTAGTTTCGCTTTACGTTTTGAGTTGTAACTTTCCCCCGTTTTTATTGTTTTTTTGCTCTTTTTTTGCTGTTTTATCCTTTAAAAGTTTCTTTTCTGGCTATTATAGCACACAGTTTTGTTGATCATTTTCACTTCATTTGTTTTCAAAATTCACGCCTAACCCAAGATCGTGTGTAAAGGACTGTCAACCCCACACTTTTTTTCGAAACATACTCTACATAAACACAGTTTCGTGGAATGGATTGAAAGCAAAGTCAAAGAACAACCGGATAAACTCTGAGCATATTTCAGGGACAGCGGTCCCCGATCATATTAAATAGATAAAATAAATTTCATATAAACTTGACAGGGTATTATTGTGTCATTACCATTGACACCATGAAAATCAAAGAAATAAGTAAAAATGTGCTAACCGCACAGGAACAGGAGCAAAAATGAAAACATCTTACGCACCCGTAAAACTCCCGGTAAACGTGAAAACCGCACTTGCCGGAGAATCAAACTACTACAGGATCGTCAACGAAGATGATCAGGTGAGACTTGACACCATCACAGTCAACAAAACTCAAATAAGAATAACACATCGAATGATCAAAGAAGATCTGATCGATGAATCCGGAACATTAACACAAACCGGCGAGCATATCCGGGAACAGCTTCTAATCAATATTGAGTTTGCAGAGCATGGAATCCCCCATCAATACTATGAGGATTTTGAAAATCCCAACATCTTTAAATTTGTATTACTTGAATTGGGACTAAAACCTGACGCAGATGAAATATTAATTACTGCAATTCAACCCCCGAAACCCGCAACCCGCAACCCGAAACCCGCCCAGGAGGTCCATCAATGAAAGACATCACATTTGAAAAAACACATGACTCTCACCCAACCCGGATCTTTATTCATGCCGGCGTGGTGGTGGAAATTGAGAACCAGGAGCACCCGATCCAGATCATTGACCTTGACATTGAGAACGTTCCTGAGACGGAATTGACAAAACTCCCTGACGGCACCCGAGCCGTTATACAAAATTATGAAATGAAATAAGGAGAAATAATATGAAAATTAAAAAATTCAGAGCAATTGAGAAAGCATTTTCCAATCAAAAAGATTATGAACAATGGAAAGAATCCAACAATCTTGAAATTTTCGTTTTCGATGACGAAATTTCTGACCCCGATACTGACGTGATATTATATTCGACTATTAACGGTATTGGCTATGAAACGGAAATAATTCAGAATTGTCCCGACATACTTGCGGCGGGAAATCTAATGTATGAATACTATATCGAGAAAGAACACGATTCGGATGTCATTGAGATCCAGGTTGACGCATTTCAGTATTTCGATATTGATGCTGATGCGATTGCAGATTTACGAAAAATGAATAATCCGGTTGCTTTCATATATCTTCATCTTTCCACGCGGGAAATTGTTGGTGTAGGTGTGCTATATTGTGAGAATACAGACAATCAGAGTAATTTTCCAGAACAGAATGACGATCTTAATAGTGCAATTGAGAAACTCATAGAGATGGAGGAAATTCAGCTATAATCCTTGCCCCCCAAAACAAGCCGAGCACTAACCCTGCCCGGCTTTTTTTATAGGTACTGGGTATTGGGTGCGTGGTATCTTTTCGCTCCACGCTTCACGCTCTTCGCTTATGTTGCGATCTGATCCACATCAACCGGGCGCATGCTCTCCACGATCAGCTCCAGGCAATCCGCCCGCTGCAAATCTTCCAGATAAAACAATTTAAACGGCTTGCAGTGGAAAAACACATCAATAGTATATTCGTCAGTAATTACCGGATCACTCGCGAAAGGTGACGCAATCGTGGCGGTATGAGTAGAACCCACATAATCTATGATCGCTTTTGTCGTTCCATTCCACGTAATATTTAGCCCATTTAGATAATCATCCTCATTAAGCTCTGCCTCATCCAATACTATCGAAGTCCCGGAACTTCCCGTACCAAAAGTAATATGCTTCGACTGGATCCAGTTTGCCACAGCCACCGCACTTGGCTCATTATCTGTATAATTATACTCGTATTTATGCGCTTTTAATTTAAAATTACAATCTAATAGGTTTAATAACTCAGCGAAATATGCAGCAGGTGTATTATATGGCGCAGCTTCGCCGGCACGGATCGCCTCGTATAAATGGATGATCCACCGGAATTCCCAATGCGTCCACCGGTTCACATAATGGTTGAATCCGTTGAATATACTGCTCTTTTTAATCTCTGTTCGTTTTTCAAAATTTGGGAATATTTCATCGCAAAACTTTAATTCCAGAGCAACACCACTATGAATGGTGCCGTCTGTGCTCATCACAACCGGATTACCAATTCCTTGTATCATATCAACACCTCTTTAATATCTATCATTCCCCTCTAATAAGAGGGGTGCGGCTTTGGCCGGGGGGTGTGTTTTCTGCTTTGCATTCCCAAGCAGGGGCTTGGGAACGAGATGGTGTGAGGGCTTGGGAACGAGATGGTGTGAGGGCTTGGGAACGAGGATGTTTTTACTTGTTCCCAAGTTGAACTTGGGAACGAGATGGTAAATGTCGCTTTTCGC